CCGGGTTTCTCCAAGTCACCCGTCCACGACGTGTCCAACGTCGGAGTAGAACTCTTGACGACTCGGTTGCGCTTGGCCCGCGAGCGGCGCCTTCGCCCTACACGCTTGTGCAAGGTATTGATGCGCCGCGAGATCCGATCCTCACGGCGTGGATACCCCCAGTCTTCCCGCACCACTGGTCCAGCCCGGCGCCGCCGCCTCTCCAATTCCTGAGTAGCTGTCAAGACGGCTTTCTTGGTCTTGTTACTCCGGTTGGGGGCAGGCAAAGGCCGCTGGGCTTGACGCTCGCGCTGGCCCTTACGGGCTTTGGCGAGGGAGTTTTTGGCCTTCTCACGGTCAACATGGAAGACCACATTCCCCTGAGAATCCAAAACCTTGTCTCCGGGTTTCAACCCGGGGCGCACTGTCTGTTTTTCTTTTGCAACCTCTTTCGTAGTCATTTTTAGGCCACCCCAGGCACCCGCAGGGGAAAGGGACCCTATGCATAATCTGCACACAACTTGCTGAAGACGGGGCTCCCCTTGACAAGCACTGGTATTGTGTGGATTTCTGCCAACATACGATGAAATTCTTGAATCTCGGTTGCAGAGATATCGTATCTCCGCGCAATCTGGCCATGAATAGAATCGACATCCAAAGCCTGCGGACACTGACCAACTCGAATCCTGAAAGGCTTGTGGTGTATGTCGACTTCTGTGTACTCCCCCAAGCGCCGCATGAGGCTCACAAAAGGCCCCAAAATGGGGTACTGCTCCGGTATCGGTCCCGGCGACGCAGAAAGTGCAAACAACGCCTTGCGATAAGCCACCAACACACTCTCGCCGGGGGAATATGTCAGTGGGACTACGCAACATCTTGGCCAGCTTGAGCACCATACTAGGCAACGGAAGCCACCACGGACTCCCGGACTCCGTGCGCACCCACCAACCTTTCAAGAAAGTCAAATCAAAAGGGTCGTCATGCAGCTTCCACTTCAACGCAAAACCCAGTCCCGCCGCACTCTCCTCGGGGGTGGAAAGCCCAATATTCTGAATGGCATGGACTCCAGATTTCACGTTCCTAGAAGAATTACCCCACGTGGTCGAACCGAGCCCCGAAGATTGCTGCGGACCGGTAGAAAACTTGATCTTGTAACTGTAATTGGCGCGCGTAACGATCACACGATACTGACAGTTTCGACCCTGACAATCAATGGCGACAATATCTCTATCAAACCCCAACTCCTCGACATCATCCAAATCGCCCATCAAGGCTTCCTTTCC